ATTACATATACTTTTGTTGATGCTGATTTTTTATCTGAGGGAACTCACCCTACGGTAAATAGAAATAACTCACTTCAATCTTGGGTTAATGTTATCAACACGAAAGTAACAGGTATCACCGCTTCCATTAATGGAAATAGGTTAGTACTTACATCAAACTTAGGAGCTACTTCTAGAGCCTCAGTTATTGTAGATCCTTCTTCTGGGTTGGTATCTAAAGGTGTGTTTACTGCATCTCAAGGTCTTACGGCTGAAGGTAGAGAGGCTGACTTTACACTTTCTAGAAACACAGCTCAATTTAAACTTAAAAAACCACTAGAAAAAGGTGACAGCCTTACATCTGGTACTGAATTTACCAAGGGTAGTGTTGAATCACTACCAATATTAAGTGGTATTGTTACCCTTCCTTCAGACGGTTATATTTGGGTATTAATCGATAATCAAGATGCTACTACAGTTAATACTGGAGTTACAGCTGACACATCTTTAACTGTAAGTAAACCAGCAACTAATGTTGTAAGGTACACCTCGAACAATCCAACAGCATTTTCAAATGTAGAAGTTGGAGATTGGCTTATTCTATGGTCTGAAGAACTTAGTGTAGGAAACAGACTTGAAGGAAGAGTTTCAGGAACTAGTGGTGAATATGTTGAGTTAACAGTTACTCCAACTGAATTTACTGCCTCAACTGCTCAAGGTCCAATTGTTTGGCAAGAAGGTATATCGATTGTAAGAACGCAATTTCCAGTTCAAAAAGTTAAAATAGATTCTGGAACGTATAATATCAACACTGTAGCTACAATCTTGAGAGATTCAATAATTGGTGCATCTACAAGTGTTGAAGACGATCAAATTTTATCTATCACAACAGAAACGGAAGACCAAACTGGTGAGATTTTTATTGTGACATTTAACGATTCAGCCAAGGGATTGAGCTTATCTGAAAACCAAAGAAACTCATCTGAGAATTCTTTATTTGCTTTTTACGAAAACGAAAGTGAAGATGATATTTTTCCTCTTTTTGTGAATGGTTTAATAACTAGCGATAGACCAGCAGATCCACCAAATTCTTTAATAGGTGACTTTGATAGTTCAATTGATTTAAGTGCATCTGGAATTGATCCAAACGCTAACATATGTATGCTTCATCCTTTTAGTACTGTTCAGGATAACGCTTCAGACAACGAGTGTGTCCAAATTGACTCTATAACGGGTCTGTCGGTAAACGTAAACGAAAGTCAATTAGTTAGAAGGGTTAGAGCTAACGATAGGTTTTATGTTGCAGATACTTACCAATTAAGTGCCGAAGATGTAATGACACTTATATTAGATGGAGACGCTTCAAACAAAACATTTCCAATATCTCTATTTAGAAGAGCTATCGCCAACAACACAGCTGGTATTGATACAAATAACTGGAGAGCTTTTGATACAGATTCGGGATCTACAGCAGAATTTCAAGATTTCTTTGGTGTAGACTTTAATTTTAAAAACTACAGAGCCTTAATGAAAGCTAAAAATGTTATTGATCCCATCAAAACAATGGTAGCTCAAGACTCGTTATTATTTAGAAGTGTTGAGTGGGGAAAGGCTGGTGAAAGATTAAATGTTGGATATACTTACCCAACCTCAGCTAACCAAGAAATTGTACACACAGTCTCAGTTGATACAGAGGTTTTGGTTAGAATCAGTTTGAAATCTGGGAATGCTATTGCTAACACAATTGATGGAACTACTGAGTGGGATGTAACGATAACAAGTTTTGCTGGTTTTGATGAAGTTACCTATACACATAGTGGTACTGGAACTAACCCTACAATTGCAGCTGCACTGTCTTCTGGTGGTTACGTTACTATTAACGGTAATGGTGAGTTTTCTATAGAAAATCAAGGTACATTTAGAGTATCTTCTGCAACTGCTACATCTTTTACTGTAATTAGAGAAACTGGATCTGCTCTGGCTGAAAACGACATCGCTACTTTAACTAACACAACAGTTGTATTGTTTGAAAATAACGACACAACCGCAGATGAAATTAACACATATGTAGCAGATAATGTATCAGACTTTATTACTTCTGAAATAATTAACGATGCTGGTTTAGCAGGTTCTGGAGTTATTTCTAGATCAACAGAAGAAGATTCTAACTTTACATACAAAGGAGTTAGGCTACTTGACGGTATGAATTGGGTTGAGGTCTCTGACCTAGACTCTACTGCTCCAAACTATCAGTTTAGATTTAAAAAAGCACTGGACTTACCTTCGTTTTCAACAGGTACAGCTAATGCTTATGCATTTAATGCAGGTGAGGAAGTTAGGTTAATTCCTACCACAGCTAGACAGGTTGTGGATTTCATGAATACACTTGCAGTTACAGGTTTTACAACTCTTGGTGATATTACAACGTCATCTAGAGAGAGAAGGGTTCAATTCAAAACAGAAGTTTTAGGTTCAAATGGAGCTGTACAGATTGCTGGTGGGAATGCTAACTCTGCTGCTGCTCAAGTATTACAGGCTGCATCTAGAATTGCTGGGTCTGATCTTATAAAGGCTACAATACCCAGATCTGCTTCTGGCGGTTTTCATGTTGACCAGTGGGTTAAGTTAACAGCTTCCGAAGAACAAAAGAAAAATACTGGTATGAGCTTTATCACTACCGTTTCTATGGTAGGTAACTCTCCACTAGCTGGACAGTCTACTATTACATTAGGAAACATAGAAGATCAAGACAATTACTTTGGAGAGTCTAGAAATTTCTTTAGAGATAGCGGTAGAACCTTTCATGTTGAAAAACACGGATCTCTAGTTTGTATTTCTTGGGATGGAAATGGGGATGATCCAATATTTAACAAGTCAGTTGAAATAAACGATGACGCTTCTGTAGTAAGTGTTGAGAGAAATTTAACTACTGGATTTACAGAGTACACGGTTGAGTCTGGAAATGTTAACTTTATAGAGTCTCAAAAAGGCGATTTACTAACAGTATCTGGGTTTACTAACGAAACTAACAATGGATCTTTTGATGTAGTTGCTGTTTCGGAAGACGGAAGTAAAATTGTTGTAGACAATACGCTATCGATAGGTGAGGCTTCGGTATCACTTCCTCTAGCTAGTTTTAGTGTTTCTGCTGAAATCAGTGAGGGTGACTCGTTAGTTGTATCTGATGGCTTTGAAGATCTAAACAAAGGTACATATAGAATAATTAGAAGATATAACAACAGTGTTTATATAGACAACCCAAATGCAGTTGAAGAAATTGTAACTATCTCTGCTAACAATAGGTCTTTAGGTTTTGATGGAACTACTGAGTTTGATGTGGTTGCTACAAGTGGCTTGATGAGAGTTGAGCACAATGGTACTGGAACTATCCCTACTATGTCTGAGGCTAAATACGGAGACACATTAACCTTAGGATCTGATTTTGATGTTGATAATCAAGGTAGCTTTATGGTTGTAGAGTCTGGTATAGATTATGTAGTATGCGCCAATTCAAAAGCAGTAGGTGAAACTGGTATTTTAATTACAGATGTACTTGAATCACACAAACCATCTCTTGTATTTTCTGAATACGAAACAACAATTGTTGGGGATAGATTTGTAGTTTCAGGTAACGTTTTTGGTGGGGATAATGTTGGTTCTTACAACGTACTGGAAGTTTTAAATAAAAACTCAATAGTAGTTCAAGGTGTATTGGTAGATAAAACCACTGTTCAACTTGAAGAAAAATTCACTCAAGTATATGTTGAAGAATTCTTACCGTACACAGCTTATAAGAAAATTTACAACAAGTCTGTAGATCCAAATAACGCTGATAGATCTTGTATTGTTTTTGATACGGATTCTCAATTTTTAAAGATTAATAGAGATGCTGGAGAAGTTAATTTTTCTGCAGTGGGTAAGTTGGGATTCAATACAGCTATTAGAAAAGGTTTTGACTCTTACAGGTACGAAACAGGTTTAATTGCTGAATCAAATAGAATTGTGTATGGAGACCCTAGAGATAACGTCACATACCCAGGCGTTGCAGCAGCAGGTGCAGAAATATTTATCGAACCACCTTTGATTAGAAGAATTGAAGTTGGTGTTGGTGTTAGAGTAAACACTGGTATACCTTTTAGTAGAGTAACAGAGCAAGCTAGAAACAATATAGCTGCATTAGTAAACTCAAACTCAATTGGTCAGTCAATAGCTATTTCTGATATAGTTGCAGTTGTCAACAGCATACCAGGTGTTTCTGCAGTATCAGTCACATCACCTACATACGACATTAACAACGATGTTATTGTAGTTAACCCTTCTGAAAAAGCTCTTATATTAGATATTGTTAATGATATCACTATAAGTAAGGTTGGTTAATGAGCGACATAGATAAGGAAAAGAAAAGGTTAAGACAATATCTCAATCCTACACTTAGAGGTAAAAATGTTGATAAGGTCTTAGAGTCTCTGGCTTCTGGACCACTACATTTAATTAACAACGTTGAAGCTGTAAGTGATCAGTTATACATTGTATCCGCTGTTGGTCAGTATCTAGACGCCCTGTTAGCTGGTAGAGACGTGACGAGACCAGAAAATGTAGGTCTATCTGATGAGGTCTTTAGAGATCTTGGTATTGAAGTTTCCACTCGTAAGCAAGTTAGAGATCTTGTACATGAAATTTTAAGAATTATGTTTGGTGAAAACTTCGTAAGAGCTACCATTAGGTCTTCTGAGTTGGAAACTTACAGTCTAGAAGACGGTGACACATTACTTATAAGTTTTGATGACCAATCCCCTGTAGAAGTGACATTTACACCAAATCAATTTACAGATATTAACAATGCTACTGCTGTAGAAGTTGCCGATGCTATCACAAGAGGTATAAGAAGACTTGGTAGAAAAGGTGTCGGCATTGCACAAGACGATGGTATTGGTGGCTATGTTGTACTTAGATCTGAAACAAACGGTCCAAGCTCATCTGTAAGAGTACTAGGTGGTAAGGCACAAAACAAACTAAAATTTTCTCAAATTAAACCTACTTCAGGCGTTGCATCTACACAGTGGACTTTGACACAAGAGGCTGGTGGAATTATTAGAGCTACTTGGTCTGGTGGTGCAAACCCTTCAATTGGTAAAGTTAGTGCCGGAGACTATGTAAATATATTTGGTACAGCTTTTGACATCGTTAATAGAGGAACTTTTAATGTTTCTAAAGTTCAAGGTGGAATAGTTAACGAATCTTTTGTTGAGTGGGAAAACCCAAACGGTATTCCTGAAATAACTACGCAGGGTGATACTGAAGCTATATTATTTTTCAACCCTAAAAGGTTCACAATTGGATCTCAAATTAACTGGGCTGGAGCTTATCAAACTGAAAACAGACTTCTAGAAGTATTTATGCCAGCTACTGCAAAGGTAGTTAGAAGAGATAGAGCTGGAGCTGCACATTTACAAGAAACAAATCCCTCTATTAATGAGGATTTCGGACCGTACATATATGACACTACAAAACCGTACATTATTGGTGGAGAAGAGTGTAACACTACAGAAATTGTAAACTCAAGTACAGAAAGAATTGTACAAGTAGACGATGCTACAGATATCCCAGATACTGAAGGAAATTTGGTTTTTGGATTTGGTACTTCAAAAGAAGAAGGTCCAGTTCCGTATATCGCTAGACCATCTACGGGGCAATTATTTATCAATCCATCGTATACCTTTAAAAACGTACATCCAGCAGGTACTAATATATCTCTGGTTGCTCAAAACTTCGCTTACGATGTAGCTAGAGATGGAACAGACTTCCCCTTCTACATTACAGATATTTCATCTGGTAGAATATATGCGGAAGATCTAATTAATCTAATATCAGCTACTGGTATTAACGTTGTAATAACAATTCTATACCCTGATGACATAGGGCTATCTAAATTCGGTACTGAATTTTCTGATCGCTTTTATGTTTGGGGTGGCGATCCAGTTTAAGGAAAATAATGGCACAGTCAGTAGTATTAACAGGAGCTAATTGTAGACTATTTTTGGGTGGTGTGTTATATCCAGAAGTTCAACAAATAGCGTATACATTAGATTACGGTGAGAGTGAAATTTACGGAATTGACTCAATTTACCCTCAAGAAATTACTACAACTAGAATGTCGGTACAGGGAACTATATCTGGCGTGAGGGTTAAGCTTTCAGGTGGTTTGCAGGGTAAGGACATTACTACAAAAATAAACCAAAGACTAATTGCACCTTATATTTCTTTAGAAATTAGAGAAAGACAGTCTGATACTAAAATAATATTTATCCAACAGATTAAGGTTGTTAGTGAATCAGTACAAATATCAGCCAAAGGTGTTGTTCAGTTAAGCTTTACATTTAAGGGTATTATTCCACTTAACCCACTAGATATGAGTTAAATTAAAACTACACATTTTTCAGAGTCTTTAGTTTCCCTACAAGGTCTAGATACTATACCGTAGTACTGACCATCCCTAATAAGCCTTTCACTTACCAGTGCGATATCGATAGCCCAAAACTTGATGTGATTACCTATATTGGGTGCTAATTCACTGTGAGTAGCCATTACAACTTCTGTGTCGTCATCAAACGCTTCTAAATATTTACGCAACTGTTTAACTTTCATTTATATCTCCTAAATCAGCTCCACAATTTTTACAACACCAAAATTTTAGACTTGAGGAGATAATATTTTTATATTTGTTTGGACTGTCACAACAATCCTTAGGTGTGTTAGTAGTTTCCGAAACCGAACCCATTTCACTTGATAACCACCCACTCTTTCCAGATTGGTATCCAGTATAGGTGTTGTGATTGTGAACGTGACCGACAGAGACATGGGTATGGTTATTGTGGGTGTTTTTATTTTGTTTTTCCAAATAGTCTTTAAATAAAGAAGCTTTATCGAGCCAGTAGGTTTGTCCAAATTGACTAGTTGATAAATTAAAAGCTAGTAAAATTGCATCTTTATCTTGACCATATTTTTTATAGAAATTGTCAAAAACAGTCCTATCTTTTAGAGTAGTATGGCGGTAAAAAGCAACTTCACTTTCAAAATCTTTAATTAAGGCTCTGTCTTTTAAGAATATTTCAAGTGAGCTAAGTTGTGAACTTGTTGTTTGCGTTTTTGTACTAACATTATCCCATCCCATAGCTACTGCAGCGTAATAGCGACTCATGTCTTCTCCAATATCGTGAATTTTTTTGCCATAGTCTACACCTATGTGGAAATCTCCAACAACGTAGTCTTCTGGTTTGTTTTGGTTAACCTTGAAAGCTTTATCACCCATACGCCTAAGTACTTCAAGTGCCTCATCTTTACAGTCTACATCTAACATTTTATATAAAAATTTAATATCTGAATCCATAAAAACTCCCTTTTCCTTAATATACCACAACTTTACAGTTAAAACAACTACTAAATAACAATCTTTAAACTATATTAACAATAACAATCTATATGTTATAGCCCCTAATTACCTCAATAAATTCAATAACATAGAACAGGAATATATATGGCAGTAAAACGCTCACAAAATTTCATTAATCAACAAAGAGTTGATGTACCTCATTTGAGATCAATTGAATCAGCAGTTAGAAACGATTTTGATGAACTATTTGTATCTATGATACTAGGAGAGTCAGAATCATACGTTATTCGTGGATTTGAAATCGAAATGGCTGGCTCTATTGGTGCTTCAGCTAACAGCCTTCAAATGGTTGTTGACAACTCCTCAGTACTACATGGTAAATCAGCTGAGGCAGGTACTTTCTTCAATGTATCTTCTGGAACGACAAATCAAGTACTTAGCTCTACCACAAACGAAAGAGTTGATGGTGCTTTTACTCCATCGGCTCTAAACTATATCTCTTTAGAATTTACTCGTGAAGTAGACGATTCAACTACAGATCAATTATACCTTTGGAATCCAACTACTAAAAATGAAATCACAAAAACACTACCTCTAGCTCAGACATTAGATTATAAAATCGTCATATCTTCAGCTATCTTCAGTCCTAACGTACTTCCGTTAGCTATTGTTGAAACAGATAGTTCTAATAACGTACTAAATGTACAAGACAGAAGACCTATGTTGTTTGCTACAGCTTCTTCTGGCGCAACAACTCCAAATCCATTTAACGAATTTGATTGGGTTGAAGGTCGTTCACCTAATTTTTGGTCATCTTCAAGTTCATCAGTTTCTCCTTTTACTGGTGGTGATAAGCAAATCAAAACCTTTAAGGATAACGATTTAGCTTTAAAAACTGAATTAAAACTTATCAAAGGTACTCAGTACTGGTCTTCACCTAACATTGGTGGGTCACTTGCTGGTTTGAGATATGACTTATCAAATACTATCTTAACTGGTCGTGGAGCTATCTCTCATGACGCTGGTAATGCTGGTTTAATGAATTGGGATGAGGATATTTTCCTTACAGTTCTTTCTACTAGATTGAAATATAAATTAGAAGCAAACGCTGCTACAACTGATATCGATTTAGATGACAAGCAAGTGGCTTATATTAAAATTGTTAGAAACGCTAACATTGCACCTCAACTTATTTTCACAAACGGAGCAACTACAGTTTCTTCGGTTGGTTCTATCGGTTGGACTGCTGATCTAGAGGCTGGAGATTTTGTTAAAGTAGGATCTGAAGAAGATACTGCTTATTACCAAATCGCAACTATAGATTCAGTTTCTCAAGTCACACTAACAGAAAACTACGGTGGGACTTCTACAGGTTCTCTAGGTACTGATTCTAAGTACGCATGGGGAAATTATAGAACTGATGGAACTCCATCTACTGACAGACACATTAAGGTAGCAAATATTGAAGATATGCCTTTTGACGCTGATACTTTTTGGTTATTTTTCAGAGATGATAACGCTGGTATTTCTAGGATATATGTAAGATTTTTAAATGCTGAACTTAAGCAAGGTGAAACAATTACTGTTGCTGATCAAGTTCCGGCTGCTGTACTTGCTTATATGGGATCTGCTTCGGATGTTGACTCTGACCCTAACTATGCCGACATCGCACTTAGTGCAAAACTTGGTACTGAAAATTACAATTCAACTCAAGGTGAAAACTTAACCATTAGAGCTTCTAAACTAACATCTATGATGGCAGATAAGGCTCAAGATAAAACTATTAATTTATTTTCCGATCACACAACTGTTACGAATACAACTAACGGTACAGCTCAAGAAATAACATTTAGTGGTGGATCTGGAACTGCAACGGTAGCGATACCTAGCAGTGACAATAACAACACAATCGGACTATCAGGTACTCTAAGTATTCTATCTGGACAAGTTGCTTATTACCAAATAAATAGAAATGCAGCTAACGCTATACCTAACATAGGGTCTTTAGTAGTTGCAGATATCGATGAAGTTCCTTTAGATGAAAATACTTATATTTTTGCATACAGGCTGACAGACACTACAGTACATCTTTGGGATGGTAGTAAGGTTGCAGTCGGTGATTCAATTGATTTAGCAACTCTTAGAGGGTATGTTCAGCAAAATAAAACTGCTAAGTTAGTTAGAGGTGGAACTTGGTCTTGGGATCTTTTAACAAATACTTTATCTAACACATCTTCCGCTTTTATTCAGATAGCTGGTTTGGTTGAAAATGTAAATGAAATATCAGCACAAAATATAGTTATACCTTCTAATGGTCAGTGTGCTTATGTATCGATCAAAAGAACTGCAGGTGCATCGACATTAACTGTAAATGTTGCCGACATAGCTTCAGTTCCCCAAAACGATAGTAACTTCATAATCGCAAGAAGAATTAACGATGACGTTATTGTTGGAACTTCTTCTTTTGCACTTAAAAATGAAGAGTACTTAGAACTTGACGGTGCTTTGGCTGAAATAAACAGATATAATAGTCAACTAAATGTTTTAGCTCACAATCCTGTTAACTCTAGAGTTAGAATTTCTGGCTCTGAAATTCTAAAACTAAACGGATCTAAACTAAGTCTTGAGCAAAATAACTTACTATTAGGATTTGCTGGTGCAGAAATTGATTTTGAAACTGGTGAGGTATTTGAAGCAGATGGTTTGACACCTTTCTTAGGTGGAGCTAACGACTTTGTACCTAATCCAGTTGCTGCAAATAACTTTTTTTGGTACTCTATAAATTTAGTTCCAAACACTGTTGGACCGTTAAATGAAATATCAGCTAGATTAATTATAACACCTTCAATTGCAAGTAGTGCTGTTTTAGCAACTGCTCCAAAAGCTAGTTTTAACGCAAAAGGTTTAAAGTTAGCAAACGTATATGTTCAAGAAGATGGTGCTGGTGGGATTCTACCAATAGAATATCAAAACATAATTCAACTTCAAGCCGGATCTGGATCTGGTGGTGGTGCTGCCTCTACAAGAGATGTGACACAGGTTGCACACGGATTTAGCCTTAGTCAACAAATATATGGTGATGAAACAGCTGGTTATAACTTGGCTGACGCTACAGATGCAACAAAACTTACACTATATACAGTTGTTGCCGTTACAGATGCTGATAACTTTACAGTACAGAGATCTAATGTCGCTGAAATAACAGGACATGGATACATAGTTGGAGAGTATTACTTTTTAGACCCTGCAGTTTTAGGTGGTGTCTCTACAGTTGATCCATTATCTACTGGAGTTTTTGGTGAGTGGTCTGTACCAGCTTTCTTTGTTTTAAACGATGACTTAATTGAAATTATAAATGACGTAAGACCTACAGCTGTCTCAACAATACCTTTATTAGTTGCTGCTCCAGTTGGACAAGTTTCAATTTGGATGGATGATTCAATTCCTTCAGATCACTTAAGGTTGGAAGGTCAAACTGTATCTAGATTAGCCTATCCTCAACTATTCGGTGTATGGGGATTAAAGTATACCTTTGGTGTAGACGATGGTGTTACCTTTGACCTACCAGACTTTAGGGGATTAGTGCCTAGAGGTAGAGATAACGGTGCTGGGATCGATCCCGATGCAGCCTCTAGAACAGACAGAGGAGACGGAACTACAGGAGATGAGGTCGGTACTAAACAAGGCGACGCAACTAATGTTAATGGTTTAAATGTTTCATCAACTTCAGTAGCAGATACCCACAAACATAGAGAAGGTTGGTGGATGGAGAACTTTGGTAATAACCGAAGAAATGGTTTAGGGGCAACAGGTACAAATCGAAATATAAATGCTGGAATAAGTGGATTTACTACAGGGTACTCTGGTGAGACTGATGAAGATACTCACAACCATATAATTAACTCTTCAATAACTAGTTCAGATAATGAAACAAGAATGAAAAACATTTCATCTTACTTTATTGTACGAGCTAGTAATCCCGCAGCAACAATAAATGATTTCACACTTTCAATTAGCTCTACCACTGGTGCTGCTGATGCAGGTAAGGTTGTCATTACAGGTGTTGATGGTAAATTAGATGATAGCTTCTTTCCAGATGGTGGAACAGTTGGTTTCATTGGAGATATAAAACACTCTACTTTAACACCAGCTCAAATGCTTGCTACAAATGGAACTGATTGGGTTCTTGCTGATGGTGGTAGTGTAGTTGGAAGTTTATACGAAACAATTACAGGTGAAACTGTTGTACCTGATTTACGAGGTGTTTTTCTTAGAGGTAAAAATAACGGAAGATCAGATGGAAACGAAAACCCTGCTGGTGAACAAGACATTGGTGAGTTTGAAAACGACACAACTAGAACGCCTCGAAATACTGCCTTTACTACAGGTTCTGGTGGTGCACACTCACATACAAACAACAGAATCTCTGATAATGCTGGTGGATCAGTTGGCATTGCAGCCAATGGTGGTGGTAGTGGTCGTTCCGGAGCAGGTCAAGCATATACAATCGTTTCCACCAGCAGTAGTCACAGTCACTCTATTACGGGTGGTGGTGATGATGAGACAAGAGTAAGAAACGTAACTGTTAACATTTACATAAAAATAAACTAATGGCTAAAGGAATTGGAACAGGTAATATTACCTCAGACATCAAAGAAGCAATTGAAGCTCTAAATTTAGTAGATATCGATACGGAAGTTGGCGATAACGATGAATTTTTAGTTATTGATATATCTACTGGTGAACTGAAAAAAATATTAAGCTCCAATATAGTTGGAAGTGGTGGAGGTTCTATTGATGCCAACCCAGTCGGTATGCCAGCATTATGGTTTACAGATACTGCACCTACTGACCATGTATTGTTAGAAAATCAGGACCTATCTAGAGTAGCTTACCCAGAATTATTTGCCTTATGGGGGACTAGTTTTGGAAACGGTGATGGAACTACTACCTTTGGCACACCTAAAGTAGAAGATAGATTCATTAGGATATTAGGTTCTGGGGGCGGTGTAGATGCTGCAAGCCGTACAGACAGAGGTGACGGAACTACAGGAGATGAAGTCGGTACTTTACAAGAAGATGCAATATTAGATCACGGACACAACTTTCAAGTTGGCTCGACAGCTTCAGGCTTTCCACACTTAAACAGTCAGAACCAGATAGCTCTTGCAGACAATGCAGGTGGAAGAAACCTAAAAAGTTCATCTGCAGGTTCACAAGATATTATAAGTAGCCCTCAAACACTTGCTGGTGCAAGTGTTAATAAGTCAACAGAAACAAGACCTAAAAATATTTACGCTAGAATGATTGTTCGTTATCAAAAAGCTTCTGTAAATAATATTGTAGTAACTAAAAAAGTAACAGTATCCGCAGGGGCTAGTGATGAGGGTGGAGTAGCTACTCTAGGTAGTGATGGGAAACTAGATAGCTCAATGTTACCTGATAGTGGTGGTTCTGGATCAAGTGTATTTTCTTTTTGCCAGGTTAGAAACACAGATGAAACAACATTAATAAACACTTCATCACCTTCAAATATTCCTTTTGGAGGAACAACCGACAAAGCTGACGCTGACTATACTTTGGCTTCTGATAATATAATTTGTAATTTTGATGGAGTGATAAACGTGCAAGCTCATATATCACAATTTGGAACGGTCGTAAGGTCAAATGTTGGTATAGTTATAACTAAAAATAATACGATTGTTTCTGGTGTTGGCATGTCTGGTTATATTCGTGCAGGTACTGGTCACGATGAATCATCTTCACATATTAGTGCTACACTTGACGTTTCAGACGGTGATATAATTAGGGTTACAGGTCAACGAAAAGGGGCTGGCGGGACTGTCGTACAAATAGCAGGACAAAGCCAAATCACAATTGAGAGAAGATCATAAGAGGTTTATATGAGCTTAATAATTGAAGATGGAACAGGAAAAGTAAATTCATAGTAACGAGGTTAAAGTAATGGCTAAAGGATTAGGAACAGGAAATATTTCTTCTGATATAAAAGAGGCTATAGAGAATTTAACATTAGTAGATATAAGTACTGACGTAGACAATAATGATGAATTTTTAGTTTACGATATATCTACGGGAGAGCTTAAAAAAATATTAAGTGAGAATATAGTTGGTGGTGGAACTATCGATGCAAATCCAGTTGGATTACCTGCATTATGGTTTACAGATACTGCCCCGTCCGATCACGTTATGCTTCAAAACCAAGATTTATCTAGAGTAGCTTATCCTGAGCTTTTTGCTCTTTGGGGAACTACTTTTGGTGTTGGAGATGGTAGCACTACCTTTGGCACACCTAAAGTAGAAGATAGATTTATTAGGATATTAGGTTCTGGGGGCGGTGTAGATGCTGCTAGTCGTACCGATAGAGGTGACGGAACTACTGGTGACAATGTTGGGACTTTACAGGAAGATGCAATCAGGAATATTACAGGTAGTTGGAAAATTAGAGGGTTATCAAATTCTTCTAGTAATATCTACCTTGATAGAGCTGGAGCTTTAAATTATAATTCAAATAATCACCCTGCAACTTCGGGTATTAGTTTTGGAGCTAATTCTGCTAGTAGTGAATTACTCTTTAATGCCAGTGGGTCTGTTCCAACAGCAGCAGACAACAGACCAAAAAACATTTATGCTAGAATGATAGTTAGATACCAAAAGTCTGTTTTAGCAAGTGAAGTACTGGCAGAAACAATCAATTCTACAAATGGTGCTGTTGACGCAAACAAAGTTGTTAGAACAGATGTTAATGGGAGAATTGATGA